CTGAAGGAAATAACGGAACTTCTATAGGAATTGCTTCACATGCAGAAGGTAAGGGTACTTTCTCTACAGGACCTTATTCACATGCTGAAGGATTTAATACAAATTCAACAGGAAACAGTTCTCATGCTGAAGGATATGGGGCAATAGCTTTAGGATTAGCTTCACATGCCGAAGGAAGTAGTACAGTAGCATCAGGAAGTTACTCACATGCAGAAGGTCAATTTACATCAGCATCAGGAGATTATTCACACGCTGAAGGGCAATCAACTATAGCATCAGGATCTCATTCACATGCAGAAGGGTATGAAACAGTTGCAACAGGTTTATATTCCCATACAGAAGGGAACAGTACTACAGCAATAGGGTGGTACTCACATGCTGAAGGAGTAACTACAAATGCAATAGGTATAGGATCGCACGCTGAAGGAGATTATACAACAGCATCGGGATCTCATTCGCATGCAGAAGGACGACTTACAGGAGCATACGGAGACTATTCACATGCCGAAGGATTAAGTACACAAACAATAGGAAACTACTCACATACTGAAGGACAGAGCACTAAGACACCGGGATACTATTCACATGCTGAAGGATCTAGTACAGTAGCATTCGGATACTCTTCACACGCAGAAGGACTACAGACATCTGGATCAGGAGACTATTCACACGCAGAAGGACGTCAAACCGTATCTATAGGAGATTACTCACACGCTGAAGGATGGGGAAGTATCTCAGGGGTAAAAGCTTACCAAGTCGATGACATAACATACAACGGTAACGGAACATCGACATTAGTATATGTAGGAAATATTACAGGAAGTTTCGTAGTAGGAACTCCTATGCTAATCACAGATGAACCTCTCGACAACCTTTACGAAGGTGGACTAGGAGTTTATATAACAAGTAGTGTGATGAGCGGAAGTAGTACAGTTATTGGAGTAGATTATGACTTAACCTTTATTGAAGCATTAGGATCATGCCGTATAGGTTCAACCACAAATCCATTCTCAGGTACAATAACAGGTATGTTCGGAAACTATGCACATGCAGAAGGTTCAGGAGCATATGCACTTGGAAGCTATACACATGCAGAAGGAATAAATACTAAAGCAGTAGGTAACGGTACTCATGCTGAAGGATTGATAACATACGCAGTAGGTAATTATTCACATGCTGAAGGTAATGCTACCAGAGCAATAGGGGTAGCATCTCATGTTGAAGGATTTTATACAGTAGCAGAAGGAGATTTTCAACACGTTCAAGGAAAATTCAACGTAACTTCCTCAGAAGAAGGAGCATTTATAGTAGGAGGAGGCAGTAATACAGAAAGAAGAAATTTAATACATGCTGCTTCAGGATCAGGGGTACAGATAACAGGTTCATTAAGGGTAAATGACTTAATAGTACTTGCACCAAGAACAACAACACCAGGTTCGCCAACAGAAGGAATGATTATAGCATCAGGATCAGCAGGAGCTAGCGTACTGTATTACTATAACGGAACATCTTGGAATGCATTATTCTAATAAAACAAAATAAAAAATGTGGTTATATCAAAACAAAGAAATTAAAGAACTAGAAGATATGCCCGGAGACAACTTCGGGTTTATCTATGAAGTAACACATCTACCAACCGGTAGAAAGTACTTAGGAAAGAAACAACTTATTTCTGTTACAAAAAAAGCTTTAGGTAAAAAAGAATTAGCTTTAATAACAGATAAAAGAGCTAGTAAATCTAAAATAGTTAGAAAAGAATCTGATTGGAAAACCTACTACGGTTCTCACTCAGAAATAAAAGGCTTAATAAAAGAAGGTAAACAGTCGGAATTCTTAAGAGAAATTCTTATCTTTACTCCAAATAAAAAGCTTCATACATACTATGAAAACAAATTACTATTTATAAAAGGAGTAATAGAACCAGATTCCAACTATATAAATGATAATATAGAAGGAAGATATTTTAGAAAAGATTTCTTATGATAAGATTAACAGAAATAGTTGGATTACCAACCCTACAGTACCATTTAGATAATAAACTAACACTATCTGAATGTGTCTACAGGTACTCCTCTGACTCGTTTATACAATTGTTTGCTGAAGCAAGACAAGCCCTAAGAGACGGTAAAATAACTCTTGATGAGCAAGATGTTCTTCTATTAGAAACAACAGATATTGGAGAGTATGGAATGTATGAAGGACAAAAAGTACCTTTAGATCTTCCAATGGTTGATGAAGAACTTGATGAAGGAGAATACAGAGGTAAGGATGTTCCTTTAAACAAACCAAAAAGAGGAGGATCTAAAAAATTCTACGTTTATACTAAAAATAAAAAAGGAAATGTAGTAAAAGTATCTTTTGGAGGTACAACAGGATTGAATGTTAAGATCGACGAGCCAGGAGCTAGATCTTCTTTTGCAGCTAGACATAAATGTGCTACTAAAAAAGATAAAACAAAACCAGGATACTGGGCTTGTAATATCGGAAGATATTGGAAATCTTTAGGAGGAAGTAGAAATTTTAACGGTTATTGGTAATATGAGACCTTATTTTCAATTAGAGACAACAGAGTATCTTTATAGAAAATTTACAGAAGATACTCCAGAAGAAGAGTTTGTATGGCATAGAGATGAAAACGATAGAGAGGTAGAAGTATTAGAATCTACCGATTGGATGTTTCAATTCGATAATCAATTACCGCAGGTATTAAAAGATAAAGTTTTTATACCAAAAGAGGTCTATCACAGACTTATAAAAGGAACAGGAACGTTAAATGTAAGAATAAAAGAATACTAATGATACAAGATATAATAGCAGGCATAATAGTATTAGGTGCTTTTGCAATTCTATTAAATACTTTACTATTTATAATTAAACCTAAAAAGAAGTAACAATAACTATAAAATTCTAATGGACGGAGGAAACATAGCGTATTATTGGATAGCAGCGGTTGTTACCTTAGCATTGTATTTAATCATAGAAGAATATAAAAGAGATAAATAATGAAAAAATCAGAATTGAAAAGAATCATCCAAGAAGAATTAAAAGGATATTCAAAATATGCTCCAGGTGGAGAGACTAAAGGAGGTACTACAGATGATTTTAGAAACATCTTAACAACAATTGCAAAGCAAGGTACTGAAGAAAAGGAATCTGTTTCTGAAGAAGCTTCTAATATACAAAGACTTGATATTAGCTATACTTTCCCAAACCAAAGATTCTACTCAATACACGTAGACAATAAGAAAATATCTAACTACGAAGAAGCAAGCCAAATTATAAACAGTCTTACAGGATTAGATCTTCCAGAAAGAGCTGATTACACTGACCCAGAGGTATCTAAAATTGTAGATGCTTTAAAAGCAAAAGGTATTCAAGCTGGTTCTTACGAAATGGATATAACCTAAGAATAAATGATCAGCCTTTATAACATACTAAAAGAGGTAATCACACCAACTCAAGAATATCAAGAACTTGTTAACGATATTGTTGATCAAGGAGGAGAGTATTTAGGAGAAGGAGATTATGGAGCAGTATTTTTAGTAGGAAATAAAGTAAAAAAAGTAACTACTGATTCAGAAGAATTAGAAGATGCACAGCAAATAAAAGGACAAAAAACTAAATACTTTGTATACATATATGATGTAGAAGTTAGAAATCCAAAACTAGGAATCATCACAATGGATAATCTAGAACCTTTTACAAGATCTGAACAAGATGTTCCAATTGACGATATCATGGAAGAAGCAGACATGCTAGGAATATATCCAGACTTAGAAGGACCGGGAGGTTCAATTAAGATGGATAACATAATGCAAGATAGGTATTATGGGAATATAAAAGTAATAGACGTATAATGGAAAACACATTTGACTTAAAAAAATTCTTAGTAGAGAATAAGTTAACAAACAATTCTAGAATATTAGAAGTTGATACCGAAGAAGCAGCTTTTGATTCTGAATTAGCACAAGCAGCTAATGATATTGCAGGAGCAATTGGAGCAGAACTAAAAAAGAAAGATCCAAAACAATTAGATGAGTCAATCATTGGAGGAACTGTTGCTCTTGTACTAACAACAAATGCAGTAGTAGGTTTTATATCAAAATACTCAGCAAAACTATTTAGACTGCTAAACTATAAAAAAGGAGAAGATATAGCAGAAAAGATACACCACTGGGCTCATGATAATGAAAAGAGTTTTCAAACTCCTATCAGAAGAGTTTTAGGCTTTTTCGTAAAAGATCCAAAAACTTTAGAGCTATTAACAAAAAGTGTATATGCAATAATAGTAGGAAGTATGGCAGCTGGATACGGTGCAGCAGCACTTGATAAACTATCACATGCAGAATGGTTCCAAGGAGCATTATCATCACTAAAAACAGTAGCAAAATCAGAGGAAGCAATAGTAAATGCATATCCTGCAATTAGAAAATTATTCGTATAAAATAACATTATGGAAAACACATTTGACTTAAAAAAATTCTTAGTAGAGAATAAATTAACTAAAAACTCTAAGATACTAAGTGAAGTAGAACAGTCAGTAGAAATTGCTAATAATCTTAAGAAGATAAAAGTAGATGCAGAAGCAGTCATTTCTATGGCAAAAAAAGGTATAGAAGATCAAGAGAAGTATGCTGGATTAAATAGAGATGTTGATATAGATGTACAAGCAGTTGAACAGCAAATAGAAGCAGTAGAAGATGCTTTAGAGAGAATAGAAGACTATGCTGGAGACGGATGGGCTGTAGATATTGAAGATGTAGCTAGAGAAAAAAATATAGCTGAATTACAGAATATGTTAGAGACTCTTATAAATGAAACTGATAAGCTACACTCAGTGTATACAGGAAAACCGTTACAAGAAGGAGAATTAAACGAAGGTTGGAAACAATGGGCACTAGGAGCTATTTCAGCATTAACCGTATTAGGAGGTGGAGCAGCATTAAACAACTATCAAACAGCAGATCAAGGGAAACCAGATATAGAGCTAGTACAGACTCAAAAAGATAAGACAGGGCAAAGTGATAGTAGGGACTATAAAGTGGCCGACGATAGTGACTATACTCGCGGACAATTACTCCTAAGCAGGTATACAATACCATCCTATAGAGCCGAAATGGAAAAATTAGGAGAAACAGATATGAATGTAGAATTCTTATTAAAGTATTTAAAAACATTTAAAGATATAGATAAACTATCTTATGATGAAATAGATCACATAGGTAGGACAGAAAAAAAAGCTATAGAAAAAGTATTAGCTATAAAATTCTAAGTAAATTATAAAATAATTAAAGAAAGGCTTGTTTATTCAAGTCTTTTTTCGTATCTTAAGATGTCAATCGGTTATGTACGTATATGAGTAGTAATATATTATTAGGGTTTATAGAGAATGTCTTAGGTAAATCTCATAAGAGAGCAAGAGAGAACTACGCTTTTACTTGTCCTAAATGTAATCATCATAAGCCAAAACTAGAGGTAAACATGCATACCAATGAAAAAGGTGAGAATCCTTTCGAATGCTGGGTATGTGGGTTTAAAGGACGTACAATTAAGTCTTTACTTAAGCAGTTACAAGTACCTGCCGAACAAGCATATGAAATACTTAAATACGTAAGAAAAGGGGACGAAATAGGGTATGCTCCAACAACTTCTGTAGAACTTCCTAAAGAGTTTCAAGCACTTTATACAGCATCAACCACATCTATTATAGCAAATAAAGTAAGAAAATACCTCTACAAAAGAGGTTTTACCGATAGAGACTTCCTAAAATACAACATAGGTTATTGTACATCAGGAGAATATGCCGGAAGAGTTATTATTCCATCATATAACGAAAATAATCAACTAAATACATTTGTAGGCAGAACTTACGAGGATGCATACCATAAATACAGAGGTCCAGAGATTTCTAAAGATATTATAATGTTCGAAAACCTCATCAACTGGTCCCAGCCCATAGTACTTGTAGAAGGGGCATTTGATGCAATAGCAGTAAAAAGAAACGCAGTACCAATACTTGGTAAGTCTTTATCAAAATCTTTGATAAAAAAGATAGTATCAAGTCAGGTAGAAGATATATACGTAGCCCTAGACAGGGATGCATTTAAAAAAGCACTCTCATATACAGAACAGTTTCTGAATATGGGAAAGAAAGTATATCTAGTAGATATGCAAGATAAGGATCCAAGCGAGATGGGCTTTGCAGGCTTCACTCGTTATGTACAACAGGCAGAGGAAATGGACTTCGGAAAGTTACTCCGCTACAAACTATCATAATATGATACAAAAAGGACAAAATGTTCTATCAGAACATGCCAAAAAAAGGTTAGACTTTAAACCTGAATTAAAGCAGATTAATTTTTTAGATAGAAGGGTTTATCAACGATCGGAAGGAGTCTTTTATCCTTCAGTTACTACAGTACTTCAATACATGCCAAAGAATAAGTTCTTTGAATCATGGTTAAAAGATGTAGGACATAACTCAGACATTATAATGAGAAGAGCCGGAGATGAAGGTACTCAAACTCACAATGCAATCGAAGAACTATTAGAAGGAAAAGAAATCCAGTGGATGGATGATTACGGTAATGCCCGTTATAATGAATTAGTATGGGGAATGATTATGAAGTTCAAAGAGTTCTGGGATGTAGCAAAACCTGAACTAATCTTTACAGAAGAATTTACCTACTCAGATGAACACAAGTATGCAGGAACAGCCGATATCGTTGTAAAGATGAATGATGAGAATTGGTTAATCGACTTTAAGACGTCAAACCATTTACATAAATCATACGACTTACAGCTAGCAGCCTATGCTAAATCAATTGAAGAAACAAAAGGAATTAAGATTGACAGAACAGCTATTCTTTGGTTGAAAGCATCAACTCGAGGAGCTGATAAGAGCGGTAAGAAGCTACAGGGTAAGGGATGGGAGTTAAAAGTAGTAGATGAGATAGAAAAAAACTTTGAATTATTCAAATTAATCTATAAATTATACGAAATAGAGAATCCAACAACAGAGCCTAAATTCTCTTCATACCCAACCACTATCAAACTTTAGTACTATTTATTTAATATAATCGTTGGATATTCGAAAGAATATTCGTATATTTAGGTAAATAAAAAGGATAATGGGAGGAAACGTATTTGATAGTACAGCACCGATAAAAAAAGAGCATATTAAACCAACTCTATTAGAGTTTTTTAAACAGTTCAAACAAATATTTCCAAAAGCAGAACCATTCTTCAGAGAAATGAAGACTCTAGGATCTGTAGGAAAAAAAGACTATTCAGGGGATATTGACCTAGCACTTGCCGGGTCATCCTTTGATGATGTTGATGACTGGGGACTTGATAGAGAACATATCATGAAACTTTTTGAAGGTTTCAAGAAAAGAGCTAGAACTTCTACAGATGATTTGCTTATGAAAAGAGCAGTTATTGTGTCAATAGCTCAAAAGATATTAGAAGCTGATACGGAGATTCTTGCAGATATAAAAGGATCAGGAGCAGGAGCTTTATTCCTACTATTTCCACAATATGATGAAAATAAAGAAGCTGTAGGGCAGAACGTTCAAATTGATATAAACGTAGGAGATGTAGACTGGTTGGAATTTGCTTACCACTCAGCTACGTATACAGGAAACGTAAAAGGTCTTCACAGAACACAGTTACTTGTATCGCTATTCTCACATAAAGGATATACATTCTCTCACAATTATGGAGTGAAGAGTAAAGAAACACAAGAGATTGTAGCAAATACACCAGATCAAGCAATATTCCTTTTAAATAAAGAATATGGTTTAAATCTAGATAGGGATACAATAGGAGACTATTTCAAGTTAATAGAAGCTTTAGAAGCAGGACTATCTACAGAAGATTTACATGCTGTATACGATACTTATTTAAAAATATTAGATAGTACAAGAGCAGATATACCGGGAGAACTACAGTCTTATTGGATAGAAAATCAAGAAAGATTAGGGTTAAAAGGTAAATTCTTACCAGATGATTCAAACTTAACACAATATAAAGTATAATATGTCAGGAGTAGCAGGAGGAAATAGAATACTAAGACAGGATGTACAAGCCACGTTTAACAAATATGTAGATGAGGTTCTTAGACATATTCCTGGGTTTAAAAAAGCTTCTTTATCAGGATCTGTTAAAGCAGGATCAAAAGCTGATTTTGGAGACTTAGATATTATTACTTGGTTTGAAGGAGATGATAAGAAAGAAGTAAAGCAGAGGATTATCGATGCAATTTCTAAGCTTCCTAACAACGTAATTGTACCTTTTAAATCAGAAAAATATACAGGGAGAAGATATTATAACTCAGGAGAACTTATATCAGTACTATTTCCAATCGAAGGACAGCAGGATGAGTATATACAAGTAGATAACATCATTGCATTAACAGAAGAAGAATCGGTATTTAAAGGATCTTTCCTGGATCTACCAGCTGAGAAGCAAGGACTGTTATTAGGATTGACAAAAGTTATTTTACTTGAGGAGAACCCTGACGAAGTGTTTAGGAGAATGGGTATTTCAAACCTACCTCCACTTGAAGAAGGAGAGGAATATGAATTTAACCTATCATCAGTAAAACTGGCTTTAAGAAAAGTAAAACTTGAAAACTTTAAGGAAGTAGCAAGAGAGGAGATCTGGTCAACAACCAATTGGGGTACTATCAAAATCTTATTTAGAGGATTTAATATTGATGGATCTTTTGAAGACCTATTAGACGATATTGCAAGAAAGCTTACAAATGCTAGATCTAAAAACAGAGTAGCAGGAATATTTAGGTCAATGATATCTGTTAAATCAGGAGAGGTTGGAACAGCTAAAGGAAAAGGAAAAGAAGATGCTTTAGAGAAAGTAGCTCAAACACTTTCAGAAGCCTTAGACGATCAGTCATTGACAGTTGCATTATATGCTGGAGGATTTAAACCACCTCATAAAGCAC